TCATCATTCCAATTGATAACTTTACCTGTTGCAACTGCACTATCGAAAGAATAACCTTGATATACTTTTTCGCCATATTTGTATTTACCCCAACCACCATCTGCCATCGTAAAGATAACATTTCTATCAGATAGTGTGTTATCATCATAGATGTTTGTGATTGCAGCACGAATAATCTTAGGTTCACGGATCGCACCATAGATATATGCTTTGACTGTGAAGTTTAGTGTCCAGATAACTGTACGAATCTTGCTGTTATAATCACCCTCATATTCAATATCATGGGATATACCTTTGAATACAATAGGTACTTCTTTGATAATTCCTAACTCTTCAACTAGATTGACATTGATTGTGTAGTCTGGTGTGAAGTATGGTAGAATCTTCTCGATAATTTGTGCAGAGTCTTCGAAATTTCTAACATAAAGATACAATGAGAATTCAAAATCAAATGGTACTGGATTATAAACTGATAAAGTTACGCCATCTTCTGAGTGTTTGTTTCTATAGTTTGTGTTTAATTTTCTTCCAGAATCATAACTCATATCTGTCATTTCATATGACAACATTGGTAGAGTAATCTGAACTTTCTTGTCAAGTAATGGATCACTTTCTAATCTAGAAACATACTTCTCTTTTGGACCATAGATAATTGGAACTAAAAAGTTCTCAAGTTCGGCACCAGTTTCTGTGTATCGAATAAGTTTAATCTGATTAAAGAAATCGCCAAATGCTACAATTATCTTTCGAATAGTTTTATGGTATGAATAACTCATGATATTCTACCAAAAGGATTAATTTCTTTGATGTCATCAACATAACCTGTTGCTTCAACTTGAATTACTTTATTGTCGTACATTTCTCGTGCTTGTGGATCAGATAATTCATCATATGATGATGTTATGATACGGAATGCATTTGATGTATTACCACGAATATACATTCCAGAACCAAATGTTCCAACAAGATCTGTAATCTTAATAATACCCTCCTCGACATCCCAGTATGTACATAGACCAAATGCTGTATTGGATGAATTGTGAACGTATTCACCGACGAGATAGTTACCATTACCAGATGCGGTATTGACATTCATAGATATTGTATAAGAATCTTGAACAACGATGTCATCAATACGTGGTACGCCAACATCGATTGTCTCTTGTGAATACTTGAATTTCTCTAGTTCTAATTTATAGAAGTATGGATACTTGTTACCAAGCACATAGAATGCATCAGTGTAGTTTACATACTTGATTTCATACATTTCACCAGTTTGTGACATGAATGGGATATAGATTAAATCACCTTCTCTTGGACGCGCATATGTTTCTCTTGGCACCCATCGAGTAAACGATCTTTTAGAGATAATAACTGACATATTATTACGAATCTCAAGACCAAACTTAGAGAAGAACTCACGTTCGCCTTCGTAACCATCTACGTTAGTGATATACAATTCTAATGGATATGCAGCAGTAAACTCTTTGAGTGGATCTTCACCATAGATTAGATCTCGTGCCTGATCATTAGTGTTAGGAATGTAGTAACAATCTACACCGTATATTTTTATTGATTCTACCATCAAATCTTCAATGAGTCTTTGCTCCGGATTTGATGCATAGTTATTGAAATATACGTTAGTTGCCATGATATTAGTTTAGGTAAAAGTCAACAGGCAATGAATAAGAATCAAGCATTTCTTGTTCTAACTTTGCAATCTCTTCAGATGCTTCATCAAAGATCTTATCACCATTCAACATTACGCCACCAGGCAATTGAACACCTTGAAATTTCTTTAAGTTTGCACCCCAATTACGTTTGATTAGTGCAGTTGCATATTCTTTTAACCAACGATCATTCCATACAGAAACATAGTCTTCTGGTTTTACTAGTGCATGACACTCTGCAATCACAACAGTTCCTGCATTGACTGCTGTACCCCAACCCCAATCACAGAATAACTTATGCATGTGACGTTGGAATCGAATAGGAACTTCACCAGTAAACATTAACTCTAGTGATCTAAGATGCTGCATCGTCAATGTGTAGTTAATATATGATGCAGAAGTGAAGTCATATAGTTCGTTCAATCTAAGTTGATATCTCAGATCGAACATATTGTTCTGTGCAATCGAATCGGAGATTGGAAATATTCTTGTGACACCAATAATATTAACAGATGCGTTTGTCGTATCTCTTGTCACATCTGGTGACATGTTGATGTATTTGTTTGTAATATCAGTAGCGTCTAATCTTTTGATATAGTATACTTTCTGGAGTGCATCAAAGTGGTAGTCTTGCCAGTATTGGAGTGCATCATCAATTCTATCTTCTACCTGATCATCATCAACGTTAATTTCAATAACAGGAAATCCAAGTCTCCTTAGACAATAATCTTTGAATAGATTTCTTGTAGATACTAATGTTGCCATGGTGCATTTCCGAAAATATGTATTATACTATTTATCTATCACTGGTATCGATAACGAATGACAACTATACCTGATCCTCCTGATCCACCAACTTTAGTTTCAGATCCATTACCGCCAACCCCGCCTCCACCTCCACCAGTATTAACAGTGCCAGGGAAACCATTTAGTCCCGCTTCAGTGCCGCCTGCTCCGCCCCCACCTATTCCCCCTGAACCATTAGGAGTTACACCATAAGCGTCTCGTTGTCCACCCCCGCCTCCACCAGCATAATAAACACTAGTGCCAGTTATAGTTGATGATAGTCCTGGACCGCCATTAATAAAGGCACTGACGGGATATCCACCAAAACTGCCAGCGTAAGCACTACTACTAGCAGGAGCAGTCTGTCCAGGACCACCTGCACCCCCACCCCCGCAACCTGCTGCATAAACATAACCACCACCATTATTACCTTGCCCTGCTGTTCCCAATCCAGGGGCGCCGCCACCTTGAGTACCACCACCACCTGATCCTCCGTCCTTTCCCGCTTGTGGCCCATTGTGTGTACCACCTCCACCTCCACCAATAGATGTAATAGCAGAGAATATTGAATCTGATCCATTTTCTCCTCGAACATTACCCCCAGCGCCAGTACCGCCAGCTCCTACGGTAATACTGTAAGATTGTGCGCTGACACTAATGGTACCAGTTCTAAATCCACCAGCACCACCACCACCGGCGTTCGACTGACCAGCACCACCACCTGCGCCTCCTCCAGCTACTACTAGATATTCAACACTACTACTAGTAGGTGTAATAGAATTAACATTGAAAGTACCGCTTGATGTAAAAGTGTGTATTTTATAATTACCATCATAAGTGATTGTACCGCCAGTAGCCGACAAATAACCAATTCCTAATAAAGGATTCCATGTACTGTTATAGTATACTTCCAAATAACCAGTTTGACTATTAATTCTAGTATAACCATTATATGCGGTTGCGGGACGTTGCGCTGTATTACCCACTGGTAAAGCGAATGCACCATTGCTTGAATTTTGTTGATCACTAACTGCCGTTGGCGTAACACTAACATTAGCCCATGATGCAGTGGTGCCATTTGTTGTCAAGAATTTACCAGAATTAGCAGTTTGCGTTGGTAATGTAGTTACATTTGACCAACTTGAATTAGTACCATCAGTCGTTAAGTATTTACCAGAGTTACCACTTTGAGATGGAAGTGCCGAAACATTCGACCAAGATGATACACTACCATCAGTAGTTAGATACTTACCAGAGTTACCTGTTTGAGATGGCAATGTATTTGATGCACTTATTCTACCGTTTGCAGCAACTGTAATGGTTGTACCATCTGCAATTACACCACCTAAAGTACTTGTTGTTGCTGCAGGTAATGTGTAACTTGATCCAGACACAAATGGTGCAGAATTGGCATAGTAATAATTGGCAGCATACACTGCTGTTGCATATAGATTGCCTCTAATTCCTGCTCCACCTGCAACAATCAGAGCACCAGTTGTGTTACTTGTACTTGATGTTGTGTTTGGTAGAGATAGAGAATCTATCGCAGTGGTAATTAATCTTCTTATTGCCATTTTTTTACTCTAAAAGTTTATTCTATATTTATTTTATACCATATCCGGAGTAGTAAAAACATAATTATAACTTCTTCTTATTCCTCCGTTATCACACCAGAGTTCTAATGTGTATGTCGTGTTTGATTCTAGATAAATTCTGGAGTGTTCTATGTAGTTATCAAATAATACATTCTCCGTTGAAATATATTTTTTAGTAATACCAAATGTTTCAGTAAACAGTTGTTCTGAATCTTTTTTAAGTTTAACACCAAAAGTTAGATTGTTAAATATGACAACTGATTCACCATCGGAGAAATAGAATCTCACATCTGCATAGTGAGATTGCATATCTTCTTCTCTGACTGTCCATTCACCACTTTGTAAATTGCAATTAACTAGAATTTTACTCATATCAACCTCCTATGATATAAAATTATGGATAAGGGTATCTAATTACCACTACTCCTGGATATCCGGCAGATGGACTTGCACCACCCAATGGACCATTGCTTCTACCACCACCACCGCCTCCATAATATGATCCTGGCGAAGCTCCTCCACCGGTTGGAGCTCCGGGTCCACCTCCTCCTGATCCACCAATTCCACCGGGAGCACCACCCTCTGCTGCTACTCCTCCAGGCGCTGGCCAAACTCTGTTTGATGCGCCACCGCCACCACCGCCACTATATGTGTTTCCATCAAAAGGTGAATATTCTCCATTTCCGCCTGGTCCACCAGCGCCTGGATCTGGCGACGGTCTAGGATCCTGTGCTGGCGGTGAAGATGCTTTGTTTCCTCCATTACCATCGCTGCCAGCACCTCCTCCGCCACCGCCTCCCCATCTATTATATTGGTTGAATGGACTATTATCTGCTCCGGGTAATCCACCCGCATGTGCTCCTTGATTACGAAATTGAGATCCGGACCAACCACCTTGAGTACCACCGCCGCCGTCCCAACCAGTATAAGAACTACCAGCAACTAACTGACTACCCACAGGCGACGGTCTGTTGACTCTTGAATTATCTGCGCTGCTCGGTCTAAATACAGCTCCTTGTCCGACGGTAACTACTCTTGATTCCGTTGTGGGTATTCCTATTCCATAAGATGTAATAATTTGTCCGCCCCCTGCACCTGCACCTGGACCCTGCCCGGCATTACCACCTCCAGCTCCAACAAGTAGTATATCAAATGAGTGTCCTGCTTGATTTGATGAAACTGAGAACTCTCCTGGAGAATTAAACACATGGAATCTATATCCAGCAAAAGAACCGGTGCCATCATATACTGATCCTCCACCCGCAGATATTGGAGCAAATAATGGTCTAACAGAATTGCTTGATGAACTTTGTGCACCTTCACCAACAGAGTTAGTTGCTGATACCGTAAATGTGTAGTCCGTGTTTCCGTTCAAACCAGTCACTGTTATAGGTGAACTAGATCCTGTTACAGTGTGTCCACCTGATGATCTGACAGTGTATTGTGTAATCGAATCGCCGCCACCCCAAGATGGAGCGGAAAACGAAACAGTTGCTTGAAGTGTGCCTGGAGAACCAACAACAGCAGATACACTAGTAGGTGCATCAGGCACGCTCCAAATTCTTGCAGAGTTGGAACTAGCAGAAGATAATCCAGTGCCGATTAGATTTCTTGCTACTACTGTGAATGTGTATGTTGTACTTGATGTTAATCCAGTTACAGTAATCGGTGAACTAGATCCGGTTGCAGTAATACCACCGGGTGATGATGTAACAGTATAGTCAAGAATAGGACTGCCGCCGTCATATCCAGCAGTAAATGTTACAGTTGCAGAACTTGTAGATATTGCAGTAGCAGTTCCTATTGTAGGTGCAATTGGCGTTGATATACCACCACTCGCTGCAAACATACCTAAAAAACCAGACATATTACGTCAATCCTATTCCAAAAATATACCAAGTATCTGTTGCAACTTTCAAACATGTTGCAATACCATTTGATGCAAGAGTTCTATTACCAGTAGAAACAGAGTTTGCCCACTTCAACGTAACACCAGAACCTTGTGTAATTGTAAGTGATGTTGCATTACTAACGACAGTGATTACTGCACCGATTTCAAATGGTACAGAAGAGTTTGGTGGTATTGTTACACCAGAACTAACATAAACATGTTTACCTGAATCACCAAGTGCTAAGTTACCCGATGATGTACCACTCTGAGGCATGTTTCTAAAACCAAACTGATACTGAGTACCAGAGAAATCTAATACTGTACTTACGTTTGCAAGTCCAGTGAGTGTTTTGTTTGTTAATGTCTGAGTACCGGTGAGTGTGACTGCTACGTTTGCATCAAGAGATATAGTCGTTGCTGATGTTCCATTATAAGAAGAACCGACTGTAGAATTAATACCACTACCGAATGTTAGTGATGCAAGTGTGAAGTTATTACCAAGTGTAACAGTAGATCCATTAATAGTAATAGAAGAATTAGATAACTTAGAG